TTATAGGCTACCAGAGGATGATAGCATGGCATCTATAGACGGATGCCACCGCGCATAGGTTTTGTGAAATTTTTACCCTTCACTTTCATAGCACCTTTTGTAAACTGTTTACGACTAGACCTAGCGCTCATTTTTTTTCTGTACTTCATCATCTTTCCTTTCAAATAAATTTAACCATACTTCGCCGTTTTTATCTCCAATCGGCAACACATCTAACTTGATCCAAAAATTACGGTCGCTCTTTTGTGCTATCCCTATTTTGATCCACTGTGTTTTGTCATCCTTACTCTTGGCCTGAGTTAAATTATACTTAATTGTTTCCACCTTTTCCTCCTTTGGTGTCAGTGGGCACAGTTACATCAAGTGAGTAACTGTGCCCTGACCGCCTCTACTCCCCAGCTTCTTGGGGAGCGGGAGGCTCGGCGGCCGTTTTTTTAGCCTTTATTGGCTCTTCTAATGGGACAATAGGAGCCTCCTTTAGTCCCAATTCGATCATTTTATCATTATTCTCTGGGTTTGTTGCAAACTCTAAAAACGTTCCAGCATTATTTTGGAACATTTCCCGCAATTCTGCAGGTAATTCTGCAAACATATCGTTTGCATCATTAACGAGGTCTAACGCCTCTCTGTATTCGTTGACTTCTGAATAGTCACCGTATTGGGCTACGCCCTTTTGTACATTTGCAATCAAACCTGTCTTGTCATATTGCTTAATAATATTACGCACGTCCGCCTCATGAGCGAAGTGCTGTTGTGTTAGGCTTTCGCCTTTAGGTTCTGTCATAACCCGCTGACGCTCGCCATAACCTGTTTTAAATACCATTTTACCCATTTTAATTTCCTCTAGCTGCTCTCGTATAATTATCATTTTTCATGTCTGTCGGTGTAAACACATTTTTAATCACCGAATCAATTCCACTTACATTTTGCGCTAGCCAAGACTTTTGAGCTTGCGTTGCCATCAATAATGCTTTCAAATCTTCCATTGTATTAACACTTGCACTTGTTTTACGTGCAACCTGATTTAGCAATAATTTAACATCTACATTGTTTATTGCCGCTGCAACTGACGCAGCAATATTATCAGGACCCATTGTAGCAAATAATCTTTGCCACCTTTCGTTATGCAAATCTTTCATTTGCTTAACTTCTTGTATTATCTTTTTTGTTTGTTCTTTTATCTGTCCTGTTTGGGCATCAGCTTGCCTTGTTTGCGCTTGCGCTTGCTTTGCACTACTTACTTGGCCATATCCTTGCACCGCAGCAGACCCAATATTGCCTGCTTGGTAAGATGGTGTTGATGCACCACCCAGTCTACCGGCTAATATTGGATTAATACCAGCTGCTTTTAAATCTGCCATTTGTCTTTGATGAGCTGTTCCACTCATTTTTGTCGCATAATTTCTTGTCTCTTTATTCGACCGATACTGACCGTAGGCACTAGCTAAACCACCTAATACTGCTCCCCACATTATTTACACTCCGTAACTACGAGGCCAAGATTGTCTGCAGTACCACATATAACAGGCACCCAATCATCATAGCCATGAGACATAAGCCAAAGAACAACCGAACCGACTGCCATAGGCAGTGCGATACGCTTAATAACACTAATAACGATATTCCACTTAATATCCATAACATACCTTAGAAATGGTCAATAAGACCCGGAACACTATATGTTGGCATTGGACGTGTACATTTCATATCAAAATACCAATCAAACAACAAATCAGGTTCTGATGGCAATGCTACAACCCGATCAATTGGCGGGTTTTCCTCAATAAACGATGCATTGAGCACTGGCACGCTGCTAAAGTCTTGGGACAAATGCCATACGTCCAAACTACCTGAAGCGTTCGACCGCATTTTACCTGTAATTTGTGACGGCTTGTAACGATACTCCGCATAACGCTCTTGATATCCAAATACATCTTGGTCTGCACTTGTTCCTTGTGTGTAAATTTCTTCATTTAATACTGCTTGTTCTCCAAGATGTGCAAGCGCTGGCCAATAAAAATCCCAGCGATCGCGCCGCGACCACATCCGATTCATACCTTGTTGATATGTTAGATCTGCAAATACACACGCCATGCCGATAATTACACCATGTTCTACAAATGCTTTACTAAATCCGTGACCTTGAATGCCTACAGTTCCCATCGCTGACAAGTTACCTTGCGGCGATGTAGCATCCGTTGATGATGTTTGTGGAATAGGTTGCATTGAAACCGGTGTCTTACCTCCGCCCAAATATTCTGGGCGCTGCAGCCTCGCATCAGGTGATGTTACACCAAAATGACTTTGCAATATTTCTGTATAACGTGTACCACCTCGCGCATCACGCTCATATAACCTTTGGATTTGAAAAGCTTCACGCAATTGGTTAATTGTAGCTGCTGTTGCGTTTGCTAAATCCGCATACATACCTGTTGTAACATCGTTACTTGCTTCAAGTGGGCTTAAAAAATTATGAGCGCCGCTCAATTCAACAAAAGCCCCAGTCGCACCTGTTCGAAGTATACCTGTCCTAACAGGATCACTTGTTTCCCTAAATTGTGCAGGACCCGCAATTGGTGCATTTCCACCTAACGGCAAATTAACTGCGTCTCCTTTTTGCGGCCATGGTAAACACGATGTAAAATAATCGTGCCGCTTTCCACGCTTTAACAACGTATAATCACTAATATTATCAGGGCCATCGCCCTTATCCACTGTTACTGAATCCTGAAGGTTTTCGTCACGGAACCATTCATTGTAACAAAGATTATAGGCACGTCCGTGCAGGTTGTTAAATGCAATACCATTAACACCTGTTGGTAAACCCATATAATCAAACAGGCTATCGCCTGCTAAACTTACCCCTGACCCCAACGTAAGCTGTGGAACCAAATAACTTGTGCTATCGCCCGGATTATCCTGTGCACCATTAAACTTTTCCCAATTATCCCAAATCAAACGATTTGGGACGAAAAAAAAGAATGTTTCCACATATAAATTATCCATAACTGGATAAATTGGTGTTGCTAGACGGCCGAAACCATGCGCCTTTAAATTAAACGAATCGCCCGGTACCACTTCATCGACAAATATTGGTACTAAATACCCTGCGTCGAATGTTGTTTTTAGTCCGTGTGAACGATTAAACGTTGAACGCTGAATTTCAGCTTGTGGCACTCGTGAGAACTCGTGCTTCATTACTGTTGGTAAATTACCCATACGACCGCCTAGCATTTCTTATTCTCCTACTAGATTTTCTATTTCTTGGAGTTTCTCAGGCATATGACCTGTAATAACTCCGCTTACATCGTCAAACTCACCTAACTTATGCAAACTAAAATCCTTTGGATGTTTTGCAAAAGCATGATCTGGTGAATTGACTACCAAATCTTGAATCGCTCGAATTGCTGTTCCGTCTTTGATTTCCAAAAACGGTGCTGAAAACAATTCGGCTTTTCTATCATATACTGCATAATATACTTTTTTCATTACTACCTCCTATTTAGTTTATGAAACGCTAAACGTTTCTTATTAATCTTTCAAGCTTTTTTATTTTAACTTCTTCTTCCACCCAAAGCCTATCCATTTCTTCCCCATAATTAATTATGGGTTCATCCGCGTTTTCCACGCGTCTTTCCTTTATTTTTGCGAAGAATCCTTCTTCACACAACTTATCGTAATACCTAGGTGGTCTTACTTTATAGCCATTTATAACGATATAATCGTGTTTATGGCAATCATGGTATCCATAAGTTTGATACCATTCATATCCAATGCCCGGCATGCGGGACATTGTACAATATTCCGGCTTTATCTCATTTATTATTTCGCCGGTTTCGAGATCTACCTCTCGATAATGTGACGCAGCTGCGTCACCTGTTACTTTTTTCATTACATATCTAGCACAATATGCTGCTGTATCGAAGCTAACTGCTCCGATCGTATGGAACCCATACGGCCATAGCTCCGCTAATTCTTGACTTACAAATAACTTGAAGTCGCCTTTATTTGACCACAATTTTTTATCTTTGAAATCATGCCCGAATAATAATGCATGATAATGTGGTCTTTTATTTTGATCCCCATATTCCCCACAATGAAAAAATCTAATTTTGTGGGGATACTTTTTCCGGAGGCGTTTCATAAACCTTTGGAACTCTGTATTATCTAAACTTTCCGGATTTTTACGTTTTGCAATGTGCTCATTGTCAAACGTTAAGGTTATAAAACAATTATCCTCGTGCATCTGAGCCTCATGGACGCACCTAATAGCCCATTGGCGACTGTAGTCTAACCTGCAGCCTATACATTGGCCACAGGGTAAATTAAAGCCCCTCGCAAATGCGAAGGGCTTATCAAATACTACTTTTCCATCGCATTTATAGGCTACCAGAGGATGATAGCATGGCATCTATAGACGGATGCCACCGCGCATAGGTTTTGTGAAATTTTTACCCTTCACTTTCATAGCACCTTTTGTAAACTGTTTACGACTAGCCCTAGCGCTCATTTTTTTTCTGTACTTCATCATC